AGTGGAAATTTGTTAATGATGATATAGTCCATTAAATCAAAAAAAAATGACCAGTAGTAACTGGCCTCCAATCTAAATCATTCATTCTGGGATTAAAGAAAGATACAACGTTTAATGAAGCATCCTTTGAACGAGAGTATAGACTTTTGTACTCTTTAAATATTGTGAATTGCTGGGAACTCCTTAGAGCCAGTTTAACTACAGTGCAGTTATCCGCACGAATGTTTTAAAAATAAACTGGATTGGACAATCAGCAGCCAAGCTCCGCAAGGAGAAGGTTCAACGATCAAGACTTAACAAAGCGTTAAGCAGCGCAATACTACAAAAATAACGAAAGGTTGTTATTATGAAAAATATTATTATTGATAATATCAGTACCTCATATTATATCACACAAGACGGAAAATGTTTTAATTCAAACACTAACAAATATCTAAAAGGGCAGGTAAATGAAAGAAATGGTTATTTTTCTTATAATTTGACTTTACCTTCTGGAAAGAAAAAAAGATGTTACGCCCATAGACTAGTAGCAGAAGCTTTTATTGAAAAGACAGATGATAAAGAGGACCAAGTTAATCATATTGATGGCAACAAATTGAATAATTGTGTAGATAATCTTGAATGGGCTACTTCAGAAGACGCATTAGAAAATGAATTAAGAAAATATAATCACGTTTTTTGCTTTAATAAAGATAAACAATTAGTTGCTGAATATTTGACTGCGGCCGATGCTTCCGCAGCTACTAAAGTAAATTATTCGATTATTTTACAAGAGTTAAATAAAGATGTTAAAGCTTTAAGCGGTAACTTTTATTGGTCTTATTCTTCAGAGTTGGGTGAAGTTAAGAATTATAAAAACAATGGAAGAGCTAAAGCGGTAAATCAATATGATTTAAATGGAAAGTATATTACAACTTATCCATCTGTTGGAACTGCTACTCGTGCGCTCGGTCTTAAAAGCCATGCGCATATTGGTGAATGTTGTCGTGGTAAAATTAAAACATATAAAGGTTTCGTGTGGCGTTATGTAGATGATATGATCTCACCTTCTGGTGAAAGCCAGAGAGATATTAGCGAAATATCGCAAGGAAAAATGGAAAGTAAATGGACTGGAACAGTTGAGGATGCTTTCTTTGATGGTGAAAAGTTTGATAGAAATAGAATTTTACAAAAGCCTGAATATGAATATTCAGGGAGGTCTTCTTCATAGGCTTATTATATACTATCTGTAGACGTAGGCCGCAAAGGAGACCAAACAGTTATTTGTGCATTGAAAGTAACACCATAGCCGCAAGGCTCTTCAATAAAGAATTTAGTGAATATCTTTGTGTATGAAGATATGCACATGGAGGATTAGGCTATTACGATTAAAAAATTATTTTACCAATATAAGGCAAAACGAGTTGTGATAGACGGAAACGGCCTGGGCATTGGTCTTATTGATTACATGGTTAAATCACAAGACCGAGGTGGTGAATATTATCCTCCATTTGGAGTTTATGGTGGAACGCAAGATGATGCCACGCAAGAATATAAGAGATTCAGAACTAATGATACAGAAGATGAAGCTATTTATATTATGAAAGCAAATGCTCCTGTTAACACTGAAGCTTTTTCTACTATTAAAAGTTAGATTGAAAGTGGAAAGATTAAATTCTTGCGCGAAGCACGATTGGCTAAAAATAGCTTAATGGGTACTAGATTGGGTCAGAATATGACTCCAGAACAAAGAGATTCTTATTTGATGCCTTTTGTTTTAACAGATATTTTAAAAGAAGAGTTGTTAAACCTTAAAGAAGAAGCAGAAGGTATTAATATTATTTTAAAGCGATCTAATAAACGAATCGGAAAAGATAAATTTTCCTCATTGTGTTATGGATTGTATTATATAAAACAAGAAGAAGATAGTAAGAAGAAGCATAAGAAATTTAATGCAAAAGAATGGGCTTTTTTCAATTAAAAGTGGACGAAAAGATAAAATCCTTCTTACTTATTTTTTAAAAATATTAGATAAATAAGTAAGGAGGTTTTATCGAAGATGAAAAGTTCAAGAGGAGAAATTAAAATTCATGAAATACTTGAAAGTAATAATATAAATTTTAAAGAGGAATATATTTTTCCAGGTTTGAATAGTCCATCTGGTCGCCCCTTACGCTTTGATTTTGCTGTTTTCGATGATGATGGAAATCTTGATTTTTTAATTGAGTATCAAGGAAGATAGCATTATGAAGCTAGTCCAAAATTTGGTGGTAAAAAGGGCCTTTATCAACAACAATTTAATGACAATAAAAAGCGAAGATTTTGCGCCCTGCATGATATTAGATTGATAGAAATCCCTTATCATGAGGAAAATTTAATATCATATGATTATATAATGAAACGAGCTTATGATTGGTAAAGGGGGTGAAAGTGCTTGGACGAAAATAAAACAAGGTCTGAAGAAATTCATGAAAAAGGTTTTGACATGAATTCTTTTAGACAGTATTCTTCTGCGGAAGGAACTGAATACAAGAGTGTTAAAGTCGGCGTTAAAACTCTTGATGATGCGGTGTTAAATCTTGGAAGCTATAAAAAGGCTGGGCCAAGGCGAGAGTTTGGAGATAAAAACTATATTTTAAATTGTCTCGCTAGGAATGATGTTGCTGAACTTAGAGCTATTTCAAATTATTATTATAATGTTAATGGTATTTATAAGCGAGTGTGTAATTATACTGGATTCTTATATAGATATGATTGGTATGTAGAGCCAAATGTATTTGATAGTACAGCTAAAACAGAAAAGATTTTAAAAGATTTTTCTTCGGTTCTTAATTATTTAGATAATTCTAATATCAAAAAAACTTGCGGAGAAATTGCACTAGAGGTCGTTAAAAATGGATGTTATTATGGATACTTAATTGATTCAAAAGATAGAATAGTTATCCAGCAATTACCAGCTAACTATTGCCGCTCTAGGTACAATGTTGGAGATAATCCAGCAGTAGAATTTAACATGAAGTTTTTTGATACTTTTAGTGATATTAATTATCGTATGAAAGTTCTGAATCTTTTTCCGAATGAATTTAAGAAAGGGTATATGCTTTATAAGCAAGGAAAGTTGACTTAGGATATTACAAGGACTGAACCAGGTCAATGGCGTTATACTGATACTTCTGGTTGGTATTTATTAGACCCTGAGTATTCAATAAAATTTAATTTAAATGGTAATGATACGCCTCCTTTTGTTACAGCAATTCCTTCTTTATTAGATTTGGATGAAGCGCAAGAGTTGGACCGTCGCAAGCAAATGCAGAAGCTTTTAAAAGTTGTAGTTCAAACACTTCCATTAGATAAAAATGGTGATTTAATTTTTGATGTTGATGAAGCTAGAGATATTCATAATAATGCTGTCGAAATGCTTAAACACGCAGTCGGTACTGATGTTTTAACTACTTTTACTGATGTTAGTTCTATCGATTTATCAGATAGTAATACTGCGACAAGCACTGATGACTTAGAGCGAATTGAAAGAGCTGCATTTAACTCTTTTGGTATTTCTTAGAATCTATTTAATACAGATGGTAATTTATCATTGGAGAAATCAATTTTAAATGATGAATCTATGATGAGAGATTTACTATTGCAAATAGGTGCTTTTTATAACAGGGCTTTAAAAAGAAAGTCAGTTAGTAAAAAGTATAGTTTTTATTTCCATATGCTGGAAACCACGCAATATAACTATAAAGAAGTTTCTAAGATGTATAAAGAGCAAGCTCAATCTGGTTGCTCTAAGATGCTGCCGCAAATTGCGCTTGGGCATTCTCAGAGCTTTATCTTAAATACAGCTGTTTTTGAAAATGAGATTCTGAATTTGAGCGAAATTATGATTCCGCCTTTAATGAGTTCTACTTTGAGTAGTGAGGACATTTTAGGTCAGTCTAAATCTTCTTCTGAAACTACCTCAGAAAGCGGTGGACGACCTGAAAAGCCGGATGATGAAAAAAGTGAAAAAACAATTGCTAATAAAGAAAGCATGAGCTAAGGGGGTATAATTAATGGCAAAACATACTAGTATTCCAGTTTCTGGAGTAGAGTTAATTGATGTGGCTCCTTCTAATTACAGCCCCTTAATTTCTAAATGTACCATTAAGGTATGTTATGTGGGCGATGAGCCAAATCGAAATGGTAGTGTTATCACTAAAGAAGTTGCTAAACAAATGGCGCCAAGTCTTAGAGGTGCTGCGATTGTTGGTTTTTATAATGAAGCAAAAGAAGATTTTGAAGAACATAATCGTATTATTGATATCTCTAATGGCGAATTCGAGGTTAAGGATACTACAAAGCCTTATGGTTTTGTTGATTTAAATGCGAAAACTTGGTTTTAGACTTTTTTAGATGATAATGAAGTTGAACATGAATATTTAATGACTGAGGGATGGCTATGGACGTCGCAATATCCAGAATGCCAGCGTATTATTGAACATGGCAACAATCAATCTATGGAATTAGATGAAAAAACTTTATAGGCTGATTGGTCAAACGGTAATAAAGAAGAACCTTAGTTTTTTATTATTAATGAAGCAATTATCTCAAAACTTTGTATCTTAGGAGAAGAGTGTGAGCCTTGCTTTGAAGGGGCTAACATTACTGCTCCGACAGTTCAATTTTCTCTTGATGAAGGTTTTAAGTAGGAACTTTATTCAATGATGAAAGAGCTGAAAGAAATTCTAAAAGAAGGAGGAATGAAAGTGTTAGCAAAGTATTCTGTTTCTGTTGGTGATAATATTTGGAATAGTATTGATAATTACATTGATACTAAGCTACCTGCTGATACTTATAGTATTGATAGCGTTTGTGAAGAAGAAGGACAGAAGTTTGCGGTCCTGCACCAAAATGCCGAAGACAAATATTATCGTTTAAATTTTGCTCTTAGTGAGAATGAAGAATTCGTTCCAGAAGATACTCTTATCGAAATTACTAGCATCTATTCCAAAAACGAGGAAGCTCCTCAGTTTGCTGAAGCTGATGTTGAAGCTTATTATGCTAATAAAAAAAATTAGGACAAAGCTGATGAAGATGATAAGAAGAAAACTGAAGATAAATCAGAGAGCAGTAAAGATACTGAAAACGATGGCGATGAACAAACCGAAGAGAAAGCAGATGAAGAAGAAGTTTGCCCCCAATGCGGCAAACCTTTAGATGAATGCACTTGTAAAGAGAAGAAATATTCACTGGAAGAGATTCCTGAGTATGTCGAGCTGTGTTCACAGTATACCACTTTACAGAAGGAGTATAGTGCCTTAAAGATTGAAAAAGAGAATCTTGAGAGCTAGATTGCTCCTTTGACCGAGTTTAAAAAACAGGTCGAGCGCAAGCAAAAGGAAGATATGATTAGTAGCTTCTATATGCTTTCCGATGAAGATAAAGAAGATGTCGTTTCAAATATTGATACTTATTCTTTAGATGATATTGAGGCTAAACTCTCTATTATCTGTGTTCGCAATAAGGTTAATTTTAGTCTTGACGAAGAGACTGAGCAAAAAGCTCCTGTTACTTTTAACCTGAATGATGATGATGACTCTGCAATGCCCGCTTGGGTTAAGAGAGCTTTATCTGTTGCGAAAAACTTAGACTAAAAATAATTAAGGAGGAAAATATAAATGCTTAGTGATTTTTTAAAGAAGCATATCACTAGTCAGGCTAGCTATGTTGAGTATGGCTATGGCCAGGTTGAGCCTAACCATCTGTCTGCTCAAAGAACTGCTCAGATTTATGCCCAGCTGCCCGCTGCCGCAGATATTGATGTTCTGGAGCAAGGCCAGTTCGTGAAGTATGATTATGCTTCTGGCTTAGTTAACTTTACTGGTAAGGGCGAGTGGATGCTCGTTTACAATGAGATTAAACTGTATCGTGAAGAGCAGATGGATTGCGAGTTTGCTCTGAAGAAGGATGACTATCAGGCGCGTCTGTATAGTCCTTTTGGATTTGGTCTGGATAAGGATGGTAATCCTACCGCTGATTTTGATACTGCTTGGGATAGACAGTCTCGTTATTACAATGGTGTTGACGCTGATGGTAATTCTGAGATTTCTATTGGTGATGGCGATTCCAAGAAGACTTATGCGTATGATGATGTGACTGCTGGTCCTGATATGTATGAGATCCATTACAATGAGGATCCTTTCCATATTGAAGGTCCTTACAAGCCCCAGAGAATGCCTGCTGGCACTACCATGGTGCCCCGCGTGTTTAAGACCAATGTGGGCGATATTTTCACTACTAACACTATTAATGCCGATAGTCTCTCTGTTGGTGATACTCTGAAGGTTGGCGAGAAGGGTATTCTTGAGCCTGGTGAGGACGATAAGATGACTTGGCAGGTCGTTAAGGTTTATACCATGCCTGACCATCAGCGCGGCGTTAAGATTATGCGTATTGCTTAATGAAAGGAGAGAAGAATAATGCTGGATAGATCTAATTTAGTTGCTTTAGCAAAGCAGTGTGCTAAAGCCAAGCCTTCTGCTCCTGTTGCTTATAGCTTTAATGGTCAGAATCTTAGTTATGAGGCTCTGAATGAGACTCTGCGCCAGGAGTTTAATGAGCTGGCTGGTACTTTTTCTCTGTATCGCGAGAATAAGAATCTGATTTTCTCTATTATTGAGGAAGTTCTGGATGATGTGCTGCCCAAGAAGGTTGTTGAGCAGTATGATCAATTTGCTGAGGTTAAGACTTTTGCTCAGGGCGATAAACCTCTGTTCCGCCGCAAGCTGGGTTCTAACAAGCGTGCTAAGCAGTTTGTGACTCGCGTTGGTCTGAATGGTCGTTATGAAGTTTTTAAGCTGAGCAAGGGCGAGGAAGCCTTTGAGGTCCGTACTTCTGCTATTGGTGGCGCCGCTCAGATTGGTTTTGAAGAGTTCCTTGATGGTCGTGTGGACTTCGCTGAGGTCACTCAGATTATTATGGAGGGTATGGATGAGCTGATTTATAAGGAAGTTGGCGCTGCCTTGAAAGCTTCTATCAACCAACTGCCCCCTGCCAACCGTGTTGCTGCCACTGGCTTTGATGAAGCTGCTTTTGATAAGCTGATTACTATTGCTGCTGCTTATGGCACTCCTACTATTTATTGCACTTATGAGTTTGCTGTGCAGATGATTCCTCAGGAAGCTTGGCGCTATACTGAGGCCATGAAGACTGAGCTGTGGAATACTGGCCGTCTTGCTAGCTACAAGGGTAATAAGGTCATTATTCTTGAGCAGGGCTTCGAGGATGAAACCAACAGTCGCAAGGTCATTGACCCCGGCTATGCTTGGATTATTCCTACTGGCGCTGATAATAAGCCTGTGAAGATTGCTTTCGAGGGTGGCACTTTAGTTGATGAAGTTACTAATGCTGACCGTTCTCGTGAGATGCAAGTTTATAAGAAGGTTGGCGTCGTTTGTATGTTGAGCAACAACATTTGTGCTTATGTTGATACCGCCCTGATGGGTGATCTTGACACTTGGCATCTGGATGGTGTGACTGGTAAGGTCACTACCTATGATGGTCGTCTCGACGGAAGTGTGAAGGCTTAATCTTATTTTTAAATAAGGCTTTTGTTAGGGGAGAAGAGAAATAGCTTCTCTTCTCCCCGTTATTTTTTTTAAGAGATAAAGGAGATTTTTTAAATGGATAATAAGACTTATAATGTGAAGAATAGAAGCGCTAGCATGGTGGTTTATCGGATTCCTGAGCTGGGTATCCGTAGAGAGTTTGCGCCCGGTGAGTCTAAGAAGATTTCTTATGACGAGCTGGAAAAGCTTTCTTATCAAGCTGGCGGACGTTCTTTAATGGCTAATTTCCTTCAGATTATGAATGAGACTGTTACAAACAATCTGAACGTTCATACTGAAAATGAATATTATATGTCTGAGGAGCAGATCGTTGAGCTGCTGACTAGCGGTTCTCTTGAAGCTTTTCTGGACTGCTTAGATTTTGCGCCTGTTGGTGTGATTGATTTAATTAAGAAGTATGCGATTTCTCTTCCTTTGAATGACATCACTAAAAGAGATGCTTTAAAGGAAAAGACTGGCTTTGATGTTAGCACAGCTATTGCTAATGCGGCTCTTGATAAGAATGATGAGGATGCTTCTACAACTACTACTACTACTACGGCTCGTAGAACAACTACTAATTATAAAGTGGTAAATTCTGCTACTGAATAATTTTTGAAATGGGGGCGAGAACAGATGTAGACGTTATTTGCTACTGTATATAATCGCTTTCTTGAGAAAATTACCGATGATATGTATATGGAGTTAACTCCAGAAGATACCATTAAAGATTTATAGAACTTATTAATTGATGCGATTCCAGGGTTCGAATTTCCTAGGCAAAATCTTTATGATTATACTGTTTAGGTTGAAGAAATCGATGAAACAGATGTGTTACCTGATGATTTTATCTTAGGTACAATTTGGGGAGATTTAATCGATCCAGAAGACGCAACATAGATTCCTAAAGTTACAGTTGACCGATCTTATTTTGCGGCAGAGCTAACCGCAGAAGAAATTAATATCTTGGCGTGTATTATGAAATAGAGTTGGGTTCAGCGTCAAGTTACTTCTATCGAGAATACAAGAATGAAATATACTAATGCGGATTTTAAAATGACTAGCCAAGCAAATCATTTGTCTAAACTTTTGACTCTTTTAGAGGAGTCCCGCAGAGATTAGTTTCATATGCAAAGACTTTATAAAAGGAGAAAATTGACAGATGGAATGTATTCTTCCAATTGGTCAATTTTAAGAGAGTCTAGTGCTATTGACTAAATATAATTTTGATATTCCGATAGAAATTTTAGATAAAGATGTGAAGCGCTTAACAAACCAACTTTGGAAATTAATTCCAATGCGTGAACATCAAGAAGATTGGGTTCGACAATTAAATACAGTTATTATTGAAATTGCGGGGTTGAATGAAATTTTTATTGATACTCCGCAATTTTTATAGATGCTTAGTAAGCTTGAAGGCTTACAAATAAAACCTGACATAAGTTTTGAACTATACAGGAAAACAGTTTTTGAATCTATTAGTTTGCTTTAGGAGATTTCTCATGGCGTCCGGGTATGATTTAAGTAGTAAACATCCGTATAGACTTATGTAGGGAAGATTAGGAATTTATGGGAAAAAGCCTTTTAATCCAACGGGAAGTTTAGAAGGTGTAAATAAGTAGTCTATTCATTTTTTAGAAAATGGCGGTAATCTATAGTAGGAAAGAATGATAAAAGATAAACGCCGTTCTTTAGATCATGCAGTATGGTTTTCTTTCCAAGCCGCAGAAATTGTGCGCGTGGATGCCGAAGACAAAGAACCCGTTAAGGCATTAATTAATCCAGATAAGGTTAAATAGGATTATGATGAGAAAATTCTTTCTGTAGGATATGAATATAACTTTTAGCCAGGTTCAGTTTTTGAATGGCTTGGTACAAATACTTATTGGCTCTGTTATTTACAAGAATTAACAGAATTAGCTTTTTTTAGATGTAATATTCGTCGTTGTTCCTATCAGATTTAGTGGTTGGATGATGATGGAGAATTACATAGCACTTATTGCGCATTAAGAGGTCCAGTAGAGACTTAGATTAATTATATTCAAAAGCATACTATCAGTGTTGATACTCCTAATTTCAGTTTAAATATTTTAATGCCTAAGAATAAAGACACTTTGTCTTTTTTTAAAAGATATAGTAAATTTTATTTAACTGGCATTGAAGACGGAGATACAAATATTTGCTGGCGAGTTGAGGCCGTTGACTCTTTAAGCATGCCTGGTATTTTGGAAGTAAATGCGGAAGAATATTATGCAAATGAAACTGAAGATGATGGCGTATTGGCTGGTAATTTGATCACTAAGCCAATTGCCCCTAACTCTGAGAAAGTGAATAATAAAATAGAGGGTGAAACCTTTATTAAACCTAAAAAGAGTTATACATTTGAATATAAGGGTAATATTAAGAGTACTTGGACTATAGATAATAAAAAATATCCTGTAAAGATTGAGTCAATTAAAGATAAAACAATATCGATCACTTGGACTTCCTCTTATAGCGGACAGTTTGAGTTATCATACGGGCCTTATACAAAAGTTATAGTGGTAGAGTCTTTGTTTTAAGAGTTAAAGGAGATTAGCTGTGAAGATTGAAAAATATCAATGGCCTGAATCTAGTTTTTTATCAATTGAAAAAGATATGAGTATCATTGTTGATAAGATGCTTAAAAATAACAGGCTAAAAAAGATGCTTTATTATACAACTAAGGATTGTTTAGATAAGCCAAATTTGACAGAAGATCAAAGTTTGAGTCTTATTAATAAAAACATTAAAAATGTTCCTAAGTTGGTTGTTGATAAAAATGTATTAAATTATATCATTGTAAATTTTGATAATTTTACTCCAAATGCTAAAAACCCAGAATTTAGAGATAACGTTGTTGAGTTTGACATTATTTGCCATTTTGATTAGTGGCCAATGAGAGATTTTGAATTGCGGCCTTACAAGATTGCCGCTGAAATTGATACAATGTTTAACGATAAGCGTTTAACAGGAATCGGAACTTTAAAATTTCTTGGAATGACTCAAATGGTTTTAACTGATGAATTTGCTGGTTTGTGTTTGTTGTATAACGCAGTTCATGGCGAGGAGGATAAAAAGGGTTAGCCGAACCCGCAGAATGAAGAACAATATTTGGCTGATTTTAATGATTTATTTAATTCCAAAAAATAATGGATATTCGATTAGCCTTAATGGCTGGAACTAATATTCCAGTTCCAGAATGCAAAATAGTTCTTCATTAGCCTCGCATAAAAGAAATTGCTTTAATTGGAGAATAGACTTTTTTCGTAGGAGCGCAAACATTATGTGTTAATAAAACTATGTTTACTCAGGACGAAATAGTTCTATCAGAAGCAACCAATTTTTAGATATTAATGACGATAATGTCATAGAAAGAGACAAGAGATAAAAAGAATGCGGTAGAGGAAGTCTTTAAATTAGTATGTCCTGAATATAAAATGTTAGTTACGCCAAGGGCTATTATGTTAAGCCAAGAGAATAGTGAATCAGTTATGTTGGATGATACTAATTTTGATATATTTTAGGGTGCATTAAAAGAAATATTCTGTTTTAACTCTGGACCTATGGGATAGGAAGGTTTTAATCCTGCAAATGAGGAAGCTGCTAGAATAGCTTAGAAAATTATGCGGGGTTAGCAAAGAGTTGCCGCAGAAAAAGGAAGCTCGGCCGCAAGCTCACTTAGTTAGTATCTATCAACTTTGACAGTTGGATTAAATTCTATGTCTCTGGAAGATTGTTTAAATCTAACTCTTTACCAATTATATGATTTAGTTGAAAGATACTCGCTATATATTAATTGGGATATTGATATTCGATCTCGTTTGGCTGGTGGTAAACCTGACGATAAGCCGGACAATTGGATGAAAAATATTCATTAATTAACAAATAAGGAGGAAAATATATACTATGAAGTATGGTGTTCGTAATGTATGCGATGTCGTGCTGAAAGCTAAGGCAGCGCAAAAAGTCGGCAATAAGATTTTTTATAAGAACGAGCCTGTCATTTATTTTGATACTTTAAAGACTTCTAGTCTAGAAGGTGCTGCTACTACAGTGTATGCCCAGGGTGGTAATGGTAACCCCCGTCTGATCGCTTGGGACGGTGAGCGTACAATCACCTTTACCATGGAGGATGCTCTGATTTCTCCTGCTGGTTTCATGCTGCTGTCTGGCGCTGGTCTGATTGAGCCTGATGAAGAGAATACTATTAAAGTTCACACTATTGAGCAGACTGCTGATGTTCATGTGACCTCTAGTGGCTCTTATGGTGATGACGACTATCTGGTGTCTGAGGTGACTATTGACCTTGATAATGTCCCTTATGATGCTGATGGTGAGGACTACATCTATGTGATGATGATGCAGAATGGTGAAGTTTGTTCTGAACCTTATATTCCTGAGACTGTGGATGTTGAGAATAAGACCATTACTCTGAAAGCTACTGATGATCTGAGTGTGTTCTATGATGGCTGTGTGGTTCTGGTGGACTACTATACTGAGAAGGCTTCTGGCGTCCAGCAGATTGATATTACTGCTGATAAGTTCGGTGGTAACTATTATCTGGAAGCTTCTACTACATTCCGTGATACTAACGGTGTTGACTGGCCTGCTGAGTTTGTGATTCCTAACTGCAAGATTCAGTCTAACTTCACATTTACTATGGCTCCTAGTGGAGATCCAAGTGGACAAATGCGCTTGGCGGCTTGATGACAAGCCGAGAAGTTTAATTCCTTAATTGCTGGAAAACCCTTAGAGCTTTATAAACTACAACGTAGTCAGTAATGACAAGCGTGAATGTTTGAAAATTATAAAGATTGGGCAATCAGCAGCTAAGCTTCTAAAAACTTATTTTTAGAAGAAAGTTCAACGACTATTCCGTAAGGAAGTACACTCAAGTGAGTGGAAATGGGAATCTCTTATTTATTTAAATAAGATGAAGATATAGTCTCAACATTATAGGAAACTATAAGCAGTTCATAAGAGAACGCAGTAAGCAGTAGCGAGCTTACTGGAAGATATTGACATTTACCTTTACTATGGATGCGTTCCCTGATTATACTCGTTTCAATAAGACTAAGAAGGTTCTTGCGGCCCTGCAGATCGTGGGCGGCGAGGCTTCTAGTGAGCTGAAGCGTCAGAGAACTAAGTCTATGGATGTTGTGGATGATTATGGTGTTGTGGTTGATCCCGATACTATGACCACTGAGCGTCCTGCTGAGTAATTAATTTAAGAAAGGGGAGAGATAGAAAATATCTCTCCCCTTTTATTTTTTTTAGTTTGAGAAAAAGGAGGAAAATAAATGTATTATAACGGTAATAATCGTATGAAAGTTACATCTTTTATGAATATGGTACATTAGAGTATCGTCAATAAATATTCTTTTAAAGCTAATATTGATGATGTTAATGCACAATTATTATAGAATTTTTTTTAGGAATTAAAATCTGTTGCAGCTGTTTATAATTCTAACGATCCTATAGGAAATGAAACTATACGCATAATTTTAGAAAATATTTAGTCTTATGGAATATCAAGAAATTCTAATTATAATATAAATAACCTTTTTTAGCGTCGTGGAGGAACGGTTTTTGAAAAAGAATTAACTGATGTAATTCATGCTGTTTATGAATCAATGTCTGCTGATGAATTATTTGAATTTGATGAAAAACAAGTTAATATTGGTGGTTAGTTAGGAACTTCTATAGATTTTACTGAGAAAACATTATCAGATAAAAATATACAAAAAATGTTAAAAAAAATTGGAACTAAATCATAGCGATACATTACTACCTTAGAAGGAAAAAAAATGTTAGCATATTATTTGCCAGAAATCGATGGTAAGATCGATGTAAAAGGATATGAAATTGATATAAAATCAAATCCAACTCCAGAAATGCTTTAGATTTATAATTTATTAAAGGACGCCACATTTACAGCTAAAAACTATGATAGTATGACATGGGACTAGGAATTAAAAGAATTCGTACAGTAGACTGGGCATACAACATTATCTTTAGGAAGTAGTAATATTTATCGTTCTATTGTTGGTGTCTTATTAGATTTAGGATATGATGATAAAACTGCACAAAGTGCTTTCTTTGCCGGTTTAAATATGATTGATAAAGGAGATATTTCAGTAGCTTCTCATTTTTATCATATACGGTATTTATATGAATTAATGGGTACTGGTATTAAATACAATGGATAGTCTTATGGTGAAGCGAAATATTTAATATATAATGATCCTCACGGAAGTATATATGTCAAAAGTACTGCAAAAATATTTTCAGAAATTATTGATAAAATGTTAAATAGTCCTGGATAGGCATTTATGCGTATTAGTATTTCTAAATCAAATTTTAATTGACAAACTAAAAAAATTATGTTATAATACCCATAAGAAAAGAGTAAAAGGAGGAAACTTATGTCTAAAGTTTCATTTACCAAGCTTGGTTTAACAAAGAACCAAAAAGTTGAGACTATTACCTGGAATGATTAGAATATCGAAGTAAAATGTTACCTTCCCGTTAATGATAAGCTTATGCTGATTTCTAACGTAGTAAATAAGTCTCAGGATGATAACAATTTTATAAATCCAGTAAAGATTGATATTTTTACTGCTTTGGAGGTAGTAGATTTTTATACTAATATTTCCTTTACAGAGAAGCAGTTAGAAGACCCTTGTAAGCTATATGATCTGCTAATTGGGACTGGACTTTATAATCAGATTATTGCGGTGATCCCTAGAGATGAATATGGTGATCTAATTGCGGCGGTGCATGACTCTATTACAGAAATCTATAAGTATCGTAACTCTGCGCTGGGGATTTTAGATTCAATATCTAGAGATTATAGCAATCTTGATTTAGATGCTGGTTCAATCCAGCAAAAGTTAGCAGACCCTGATAATATGAGTTTGCTAAAAGATGTTTTAACCAAGTTGGGATAATTAAATGAACTATATTTTTAAAAAATATAGGAGTAATCGGGCACGAGAGATTATTCTTCTTGTGCCCGATTTTTTATTTTATTTGATAAAAGGAGAGAAAGGAGTAGGTAAATGAGTACACAGTTAAATGTTAATCTAGCGTTTACTGCAGACACTAGTGCGGCTAAAACGCAAATTTAGACCTTAGTAAATGATTTAAATAAATTAAGTTCTGGGTCAACAGTGTCTGGTTAGCAATTGCCTATAACCAAGGAAATACAAGAAGCGCAACTTGCAGCGGCGCAATTAAGTTAGTCATTATCATAGGCATTTAATAGTTCAACAGGAAAACTAGATTTAACAGCTTTTAATGCGTCCTTGAAGTAGTCTGGGACTTCTTTACAAGAGTATTCCAATAAGTTATCGGCTCTTGGAGTAGAAGGAGATTAGGCATTTTTAAAGGTCGCTCAGTCTATTGCTACAGCAGAAGCTCCTCTTAAACGTACTAGTGCATTATTATCTGATTTTGCAGTTACTCTGAAGAATACTGCAAAATGGCAAATTTCTTCTACTATCATTCACGGGTTTATGTCTTCTTTGTCTTCTGCTTATGGATATGCTTAGGATTTAAATGAGTCCTTAAATAATATTCGTATTGTTACTGGATATAATACGGATTAGATGGCTGAGTTTGCAGAATAGGCAAATAAAGCAGCTAAAGCGTTAAGTACAACTACCACAAATTATACAGATGCTTCCCTAATTTATTTCCAATAGGGAAAATAAATATTTTTTCGTGAAGATAGAATTATAAAAACTTGGATAGTATTTATAATTTTTTTTATGTAATTTTGTCAGGAAAATGAATTATTGCCCTAAAAATTCTTTAATTGCGGGGAAATCCTTAGAGCTTTTACTACTAAATTAAAGACAAACTTTAATGGCCACGGCTAATTCCCATGGGTAGAGTAAAAAGGTAAAAGATTGGACAATCCGCAGCCAAGCTTCAAAAAAAATGAAGAAGGTTCAACGACTATCCCCAGTCAAAGGGGAGTAGGCTCAAGCGAGTCGAAAAGGGAATACCTAGAGTTATAGGGAGACTCAATTAGGTAAGATATAGTCTATTCCATTGCCGAAAGGCTGATGGCAGTTCATAAGAGAACGTGCTTGGAAGTAGCGAGCCAAGTAGAATGTAAAGTTGGAAGGAGAAGACGTCACTAAGCGTACTGAAACGACTATTAAATTAGCTAATGTGACGGGCGAAAGTGCTGAAACCGTTTCAGAGCAGATGACTGCAATTTGGAACAACTTCGAGGATGGTTCTAAATCGCTAGAATACTATGCTGATGTTATTACAGCATTAGGCGCTAGTACGGCTTCTAGCTCTGCGGAAATTGCAGAAGGTCTTGAAAAA